GGATATGAAAAAGGCAGTTTAACAACTCCCTTCATTAACTCAGTGGTGCTCTCCAATTTCAGCAATCGCTGTCTTAAACCCCAAAATATTATCTTGATAATACGTGAGGATTAAGCGCGTGCGTAATAGAAACAAAATATTAGTAGAGGAGTGTGGTCATGAATGAAGACCAACTCAAGTTCTACGCAGTTGTAATTATAGCACTTATCATAAGAGTTATATCTTCGCCTTATGAGGGTCTGAAACAGAGCTCAATTTTGGTGTTCACATCACTAGGATGCACTGTAATTTTCACTGCTCCGATAGCTGAAATTCTCAACATAGGTGATCAACTATCATTGGTTAGTGCGTTAGCAGCACTTGTGACTATGACATCTATGGGGGTTATAAAGTGGCTTCTGGCTTTTGTAGATCATCTACCCACCGATCCTGCTGGAATTATTAAGCTAATCAAGGATTGGAGAAACAACAAATGATTACTTCATATAATGTATCTGACAAAACTTGGTGGAAATGGATTATAATTGGTTGGATTGTTCTTATAAGCTATTCTAATATTAATTCTTTTTTGCCTTCATCTTACTGGATGACAGTATCTAGTGTTTATGTATCCGACACCAATGTTGGTACTAGCCCACCCATGCTGGTAACTAGGTCTATATTCAGACCGTTCACTGCTGATTGGATAGTTGAAGTAGAAGAATTTAGAGACGGGTATTTTACCTTAATTCCTGAGTGTAGCGGAAAAGATAGAAACAATTATTCCTCGGAAAATAAACTACCAATAGATCTTGATTTGGAATGGTGGTCTGGCAAATTATGTCACCTTTATCCTGGAAGATACCGTGTTGAAACTACATGGACTTTTCTTGGTAAGAGTATTCGAGAAGTTTCAAACATATTCACTATCACCACTAAAGAGGGTGACGGTGAATGACTTATCAAGCAAGCAACATCACCTCAGAAACCCGTGACAGGATCTGGAACCTGTCTAGGACTGTACTCAAGGATAACAACAAGCCTCATATAACTGAGATTGCCCGACAGGCTGGAGTGCATAGGGGCACTGTCAGAAGGGCGTTGAGTCAGCCTGAAAAACAAACCGATCCAGCAATCCTGGCTGCTGCGGCAGCCGGATGTATTGCGGATCCAGATAACCTCTCTCACTTCTGGAAGCTGGCCAAAGACGAGAACGGAAATGGCTACTCACTCTTTGTGAAGAACCCCAAGAGTGGAAAAGATGTTTCGGTCTTCGATATGGTTCGAGACGCTGTCACCTATGCCTCACCGAAGAGGGCAAAGCTGGAGCCAAGAACATACAATGGTGGAGAGCATCTGCTGGTCATTGATCTTGCAGATGTCCATTTCCTGAAGCTTTGTGTGAGAACCGAGACCGGTTACGAATATAACCGCGAAGTTGCCCGACACAGAGTTATCGAGGGCACTAAGGCTTTGATGGGAATGGCCAAGCCTATGGGCATAGGTCGTACTTTGTTTGTCATGGGTAACGACATACTCCACGTTGATAATCCACGATCGACAACGACGTCAGGAACCTTCCAGGACACAGACGGAACCATCTTCCAGGGATTCCAGGATGCGTCATCTGCTCTTGAAGAAGCCATCACACATGTGTCCACGTTCACTGATGTTGATCTGATTCACTGCATGTCTAATCATGACTGGATGATGGGTTGGGCTCTGACCCAGACAGTGGCCGGCAGACTGAGAACCAATACCAGGATCAAGGCTACCGACTATAATATCTCTGAAGCCCATAGAAAATATTACCGCTTCGAGAGCAATCTCCTGGGTCTCACTCACGGTGACGGTGTCAAGGAAGAGAAGCTCCTCGGTGTGATGATGAAGGAAGCCCGTCAGCACATCTCGGAGTGCAACAACCTCTACTGGTTGTTGCATCATGTCCACCACAAGGATCGCAAGACCAGGGGTGAGATCACTTACCTGCGAGAGAAAGACCACAACGGTATGACAGCCATGGTCAGCGGCAACTCCCAACTCGAGGGCGCCAATCTCAACATAGAGTCTGTCAGATCTCCTTCTCCACCAGATGGTTGGCACGACCGAAATGGTTACATCAACCGTCAGGCTGTCGAGTGTTTTGTCTACCACCCGACACTTGGACAGAGAGCCAGATTTACTGAATGGTTTTGAATATAATATTATTAAAGAGGCTTATATAATGATTAACTGGATAATGAATTACTGGTCGGTTATAGTGTGGGCATTACCGATCCTGATAGCCTTCGTTGTTATTCATCATTATCTGGGTCGACGTTTTGCCTTTCCTGTAGGAATTGCTGGGATTATCTCTATAATCTTTTTACTAGGAAAGAAAATAGAACGAGACAATAACTCAAAAAGAGTTAAAGATATTGAAGATAAACGGGAGATTGAGTATGAGAAAATCGATCGTCGTGATACTACCGCTTCTGATGTTGATAAGCGGTTGCGTGACGGCAGCTACTAGCTGTCCCAAGCCAGCTGAGATTACAAAAGAAATACAAGCTCAGGCAGCCAAAGAACTTGCGGACCTTACCCCTGGTTCAGCCCTTGGTCTGCTCTTGTCGAAGAGCTTGGATGACAGAGACAAACTTAGAGCTTGCCGTCGCATTCACTGATTAATTTTTAGATAGGCATTTCATGATGGACTCCAATACTGACACGCAGGAATTGCCGATCGATCCGTCTACGGCACCGAAGCTGACTGAGTGGGAAAATGAGCCCACAGCTAGGGTTCTACAAGATGATCTAGAGGCATCCAGACCAGCTCATGACAGCTTTGTCCTGAATGTGAAACGCTGGAACGATCTGACCAACGTCACTGGTTCAGCGAAGCCTCCCAAGGTTGCCGGCCGATCCCAGGTTCAGCCAAAGCTCATTCGTCGACAAGCAGAGTGGCGCTATTCGGCTCTTACAGAACCTTTCAACTCTTCCAGCAAGCTGTTTGATGTCAAGCCAACCACATTTGAGGATGCTGAATCAGCTCGTCAAAATGAGCTCATGCTCAACTGGCAGTTCCGCACAAAGCTCAATCGTGTCAGTTTCATCGACAATTACGTTCGCTCCTGCGTAGACGAAGGCACAGCTGTCGTTCGTGTCGGATGGAACCGGATCACAACAGAGGTCGATGAAGAAGTCCCGATCTGGACCTACAGTCAACCTACATCAGATGAAGAGATCAAACAGCTCGAGGCTGCTATCACTCTGAAAGAGGAGAACCCTCGTGTATTTGATGAAGATGTAGACCCTGCAATCCAGGCTGCAGTTGCCTTCTTTGAAGAAAGTGGGCAACCTAACATTGCTTCACAGACTGGTGTGGACGTCATCAAAGTTGAGAAGCCTCTCGACAATCGCCCGACTCTGAGTGTCATCAATTTGGAAAACCTATACTTTGATCCCTCATGTGGTGGTGATCTGGAGAAGGCAGGATTTGTGATCATCTCATTCGAGACGTCACAGGCTGAGTTGAAGAAAGAGCCAAACCGTTACAAGAACTTGAAATACGTCAACTGGGAAGGTGCTACGACGGTTCTGGATTCGAACCATGCACCCCAGTCCAGCGACATCAATTTCAACTTCAAGGACAACCTGCGTAAGCGTGTTGTAGCCCATGAATATTGGGGTGATTATGATATCCATAAAGATGGAACACTGGTTCCGATCGTAGCCACATGGGTCGAGGGTATTCTGGTTCGTCTAGAAGAAAACCCCTATCCAGATGGTAGGCCACCTTTTGTGGTTGCTCCCTATATGCCGGTCAAGCGCCAGGTTCTGGGTGAACCAGATGCTGAACTTCTGGAAGATAACCAGAAGATCCTGGGTGCTGTATCCCGTGGTATGATTGACCTTCTGGGTCGATCAGCCAACTCACAGCAGGGCTTTGCCAAGGGCATGCTCGATGTCGTCAACAAGCGTCGATATGAGTCTGGGCAGGATTACGAGTTCAATCCGAACCTGAGCCCTCAGATGGGCATCATCGAGCACAAATACCCAGAGATTCCTCAGTCAGCTATGGCCATGCTGCAACTGCAGAACCAGGAAGCCGAAGCCCTCACAGGTGTGAAAGCCTTCTCTGGTGGCCTGTCTGGCAATGCTTATGGCGATGTGGCTGCCGGCATCAAGGGAATTCTTGACGCTGCATCCAAACGTGAGATGGCAATCCTGAGACGTCTGGCTGGTGGCCTGGTCATGATTGGTAAAAAGATCATCTCCATGAATGCCGAGTTCCTCTCCGAGAAGGAAGTGGTCCGAGTTACCAATGAGAAGTTCATCACGATCAATCGTGAGGACCTGTCCAGTGTTGCTGGTGAGTTCGATCTCGAGGTCGATATTTCTACCGCGGAAGTTGACGCTGCCAAGGCATCAGATCTGGCATTCATGCTCCAGACCATGGGTAACAACATGGATTTCGGGATCACCAAGTTGATCCTGATGCAGATTGCCAAGCTCAAGCGCATGCCTGAACTGGAAGAGAAGATCTCCAAGTTTGAGCCAACACCAGACCCCATAGCCGAGAAGATCAAAGAGATGGAGGTCATGAAGCTCCAGGCTGAGATCGAAGAGATCCAGTCCAAGACAGCACTCAACCAGGCCAAGGCACAAGAAGTTGGTGTCAAGGCTGAACAGGGTGCTCTCGACTCTGTAGAGCAGGAGAGTGGAACCAAGCACGCCAGAGATCTGGAAAAGCAGACTGCACAGTCCACCGGTAACCAGAATCTCGAAGTGACCAAATCTCTTCTGAAAAGTCGGAAGTTTGATGAAAGCCGACCTGATGTTGAGGCAGCTGTTGGCTACAACGCACTGAGCAAACAGATGGGTAATCCTCTAGATAATGTCGGATAATATTATCAAAATAATCAAATATTGATTAATTTGGTTCTTGACCAATGATTAACTCGCCGATAAACATAAAAATGTTAAAAGATAATCCACACTTAAAGGACACATAATGTCGGATATTCAACATCTCGAACAGGACATTGCATCCGCTGAAGAACTTGTTGTGCGTCGTCAGATGGCGATCAAGCTTTTTGGTAATCGCGAGTTCAAGAAGCTTTTCACCGAGGAATATTTTGTCTCGGAAGCAGCTCGTCTGGTTCAACTTTCGGCCGATCCTTCCCTGGATGCTGCTCAGCGTGCAGACGCATTGAACATGGCTCAGGCCACAGGTCATGCCAAACGCTATCTCTCAATGATCGTTCAGATGGGCGCCCATGCAGAGCGTGATCTTCCTGAAGCGCACCGAACGCTAGACGAGATGCGTGCGATCGAAGGGGAGGAATAATCCAATGGCAGCTGCAACCGAAAAGGACTTTCTCGGGATGTCTGATGAGGACTTCCTGAACATCAACTCACCGGATGATTCCCCAGTGGTTGCAGCCAAGGAAGAAGAGGGGCAGGGGGAAACTCCTGCTTCTACTGATTCCGAAGATACGGCTCAAGTCGATGAAAATAAAGAAGAAATTCCAACATCAACAGATGATGAAGTCGAAGGTGAAGTGCCCGACGACAAGGCTGAAGACGACAAAGGTGACGCAGTCACCGAAGTCGACGAAGGACTTGTCGAGGGTGCTGAACCTGAAGACAAGTGGACAGAATTCAAACCCGATACCACAAAAACCGATACTGAAAACGCCGAAGCCAAGGCCAAGCACGACAAGACGAAGCCTGCAGAAGAACCAGTCACACCCAAGTCTGTGGCTGAAGGTGTGGTCACAGAAACTCCCATCGACCATGAAGCTTTCTACAAGCAGATCATGACGCCATTCAAAGCGAACGGACGCAGGATAGAACTCAAGACACCTGAAGAAGCAGTCCGTCTTATGCAGATGGGTGCCGGCTATGGTCGCAAGATTCAAGAACTCCAACCACACCTCAAAGTTCTTCGTATGTTGGAGAAGAATGAACTCCTCGATGAGGATCGTTTGTCTCTTCTGATTGAAGTTAATCAGAAAAATCCAGAAGCGATTAGAAAGATAATCGCAGATAGTGGTATCGACCCACTTGATCTTAACATGGAAGATAATGTATCTTACCGACCTAAGAGCCACTCTGTCAGTGATAAAGAGATGGCGTTTCAGGAAGTATTGTCGGACGTCCAAGGACACGACACCGGCCAAGAAACGCTTCAGTTGATCAACCAGACGTGGGACCAGGAGAGTAAATCTGCTCTCTGGGATCAGCCGCAGATTCTAAGCGTCATCCAAACTCAGCGCGATAATGGTTTATATGACCAGATTGCAGCTGAAGTAGACCGCCAGAAACTCCTCGGACATATCTCAAATAACACGCCATTTCTACAAGCCTACAAGACTGCAGGGGATCACCTCCAAGAAACTGGTGGTTTTAAGATCCTTGAAGGACAAGAAGCGCAGATCCAGAACCAGTCGAGGGATACCTCGCAGCCCCAAGTGATCGCCACACGTTCAGCAGCTCCAAAGGCCCAGGTACAAAATGGTGCAAAAGCCGCAGCTGCAGCATCCACCAAGACAAGTGGAAGTCGCAAAACCGGTGCCACCGTTAACCCGCTGGAAATGGCGGACGACGTTTTCATGAAGCAATTTGAGAACCGCCTCTGATTTTTAAGACACACAGAGCCGGTTGAGGAGATTTCCAAATGTTGAACTACAACGCCCCCAACGGCACTCGATCTGATATCGACGCTGCCGGCTCGACACAGATGGCCACTTTCTTCTGGCTCAAGAAGGCTCTCATCGAAGCCCGTAAAGAGCAGTATTTCATGCCACTGGCTTCGACGGTCAACATGCCGAAGCACTTCGGTAAGACCATCAAGGTCTATGAATACGTGCCTCTGCTCGACGAACGCAACGTCAACGACATGGGTATTGATGCCTCCGGTGCTACTCTTGCCGATGGTAATCTCTATGGTTCGTCCAAGGACATTGGTACGATCACCTCCAAGCTACCAGTGCTTGGCGAAAATGGTGGCCGCGTCAACCGTGTTGGCTTCACTCGTATTTCGCGTGAAGGCTCGATTGCCAAGTTCGGTTTCTTCACCGAATTCACGGCTGAAAGCCTGGACTTCGATTCCGATGATGGCCTGAAGGATCATCTGTCCCGCGAACTGATGAATGGCGCCACTCAGCTTACCGAAGCTGTCCTCCAGAAGGATCTCCTGGCCGGTGCTGGTGTCACTATTTATGCTGGTGCAGCTACGGCAGACGCTAACGTCACTGCCGAAGGTGCAGGCGCTGCAATCGTTGACTACTCGGATCTGATGCGTCTCGACCAGACCCTGACGGACAACCGTACCCCGAAGCAGACCAAGGTGATCACCGGTTCGCGGATGATCGATACCAAGACCATTCCTGGCGCTCGCGTCATGTTTGTTGGTTCGGAACTGCTTCCTACTCTGAAAGGCATGGTCGACCTGTTCTCCAATCAGGCGTTCATCCCGATCCAGCAGTACGGTGATGCCGGCACCATTCTGAATGGTGAAATCGGTACGATCGATGCCTTCCGCATCGTTCTGGTTCCGGAAATGTTGTCTTGGGCTGGTGTTGGTGCCACCGAGTCGACCAACCCTGGTTATCGGGTTACTGGTACTGAGTACGACGTCTTCCCGATGCTGGTTGTTGGCGATGACTCGTTCTCCACCATCGGCTTCCAGA